AAACTTCTTTTGCAACATCTTTTTGCTTGTCACCTTTCATCATACCAAAAGTTTCGTACCATTTACTGTCAAAACCTTCTTGACCTTCTTCATCTATATACGCTTCTACATTACGATCTATTTGTAACATACGTTCGTCTTCAGTTAAAAACTTCATTATACCTTCTTGAACGTCTTCGTTACTATATGATTTTGCTAAATTCTTTACTTCTTCTGAATCAATATCTATATCACGCGGAGAAATACCTTTTTTTTCAGCAAGCTCTTTAATTGCTTTTCTAGTTTTTATTGCATCAACTTGATTTTTTAAATTATCATGAGTGTCTTGTATTTTCTCCTTTAGACCAGCCGTTGTTTCTATTTGATACTCACCTTCTTCTTCTAATAATAAATCACCAAAACTTAGAGATGCTAACTTACCTGGAGCGCTCATTGGCGGGCTCATCTCTCCAGTTGTTTTATGTTTATATAAACCACCACCAGTTGGAGATGCCAACCACTCCCATTCATAGCTATTATAATCTTGTGTGGTTACAGCCTTGTCCTGTTTAGCATAATAATCTCCGTCAAATTCATTTTCTAGGTTAACATACTTGTCGTATCTATTTTTTGCTAAATTATTAATTGCTTCTTGTTGAGGCGCCGTTATTTTAGTTGAGTCAAAAACATCTTGCAAATCTTTAGACACTACACTAAGGTCTGGTAATTCACCAGCTGTTGTTAATTGCTTATAGTATTGTGGTAGTTGGTTGGCATTGAAATCGTCTTGATCGACAACTTCGCCATTAGCAGTCCATTGATTGTCTGCGTTTAAAGAGTAGTCTACTCCTTCTTCGTTTTTAAATGTAGCGCCAGTTTCTAAAGAAGAAGACCAATCGTTCATAGCTTTCTTCTGCATTTGCTTTTGCTTATAAATAGCAGTAGCATCGTTAGCTTTAGTCAACTTAGCTACTCTTGCAGCTTCAACCTTTTCAGCTTCTTCTTTTTTCTTATGCTCTCTTACAACTTGGTGAATACGATCCAATGGATAATTCTTACCTCTCATGTGACTAACTATTTTCTCTAGTTCACTTTGAGGTTTTTGTACAGCATTAGGATCAAAAACTAGCGGTTCATTTTCTTGCATATTATATTATTTTATTCTTTTAAAGCGTCGTTTATAATGTCCTGATCACTCATAGACTCTTCTCCAGCGGCACTTTGATAACTACCACCATTTGATTCATAAGCATCTGTATAGTTTTTGTCTATAAAACCTAACACATAGTCACCCATTAAGTCAAGCGCTAACTCTTTGTTTTCTGGTTTAGCCAAGTTATCAGCTATCATTTGCATGTGTTCCTTTGTTAGTGTTTCGTTCATAACACCATCATCACCTTCTGGCGGTGTTAATCCTAAATCTTTATATTTCATTTTTTTTAACTGAGGCATTTCAATAATATCTTCTAAAAAAGAACCACCAGTTTCTAAAATATCATCATGCATTAATGAGTTTAAGTTACCAGCTTTTAAGTTTTTTATAGTCCTAGTTTTTATTTTTTCTCTCTCATCAGGTGGTACGTAACCAAACTGTGCATTTTTAAAAGCATGCTCAACACCTTTGTTGACTTCTTCAATAACACTACCTCTAATGTTCTGCATTGTAGAATAATCTTTTTTAGCGTTAGTAGCAATCTCTTCTATTTTCTGAATAGACATAAAACCCTCAGGAGTTTCAACTTCAAATACTCTTTGTCCATTAACCATTCTAGATCTTTTTTTAGATCTGTTATCCATAAAAGCGTTTATTATGTTTTGATCTTTTTCTTTTAAACTTTTAGACCAGTCACTTGGCGTACCAGGAGGACCTTGCCACTCTGCTATTTGAGAGTTGAGATCTTTTATTGATGCTACTTCTGCTGACAATGTATTTAAGTTTTGCATACCTTCAGCTTTTTTTCCTTTCTTACCAAACTTAGCTGCTTTTTTATAATTACCATGAAGTCCTTTCACATCTCCTTGAACAACGTTTAACCAACTAGTACCAAGTCCACCGCCAGTATCTAATATTTTTTTAGCAAGATCATCTCCAGTTTTTTGTGCCTCTTGAGCCGTATCAACATATTGGTCAACCATACTTTGTCCAATTTGTGCTAGCTTATCCATACCTTGTGAGAAGCCATCAGGTTGACGGTTTCCAGCTGAGGCCGCTCTATATGCTCCTGATACTAAAGTACCATCTGCTTGTTTTAATGGTGTTTTTTTCATATTATGAGTTTTCTTTTAATGATGCTAAGTAATCTTGGTAACCGCCATCTTTCATTCCAGCAATACCACCAGCTTTTTGTATGCCTTGTAAACCGCCAGCTAAAGATCCAGCAGCTCCAGTAATACCAGACCACATTTTTGAGTCGGCAGCAGCAACCTGTTCGCTTGCCGCAGCTTTTTCAGACTGTGCCATACCTAACAATGTTGATACTTTATTTCTTTCCATATCTCTTGACATAATATCACCTGATCTTTCTTGATCTTGAATTTGAGAAGCAGCTTGTCTTTCTAGTTGTTGGTTGTTAGCTTCTTGCTTACCAATTGATATTGAAGATTTTTGAGCGTCCATACTTCCTTGGTTTGCTAAAGTCTGTGCTAAACCAGCTATACCAGAACTACCAGCAGCACCTTTCATTTGCTGCATTATATTAGCTTGATTTTGCTGTTGTTGAGCTTTCATAAAGTCAGCTTCTTGTGTATTAACCTGTAAGTCTTCCATTTTGTTCTCCATGTTAGCGTAGGGATTACTAGTGTCTAGGTTTGAAAAAGCATTTTTTTGCTTTTCCATATCTGCTTTAGCTGCAGCCTCCGCTTCTTTAGCTGCTCTTTTTTGTTTACCACCAGATATAGCTTTAGCTACACCAGCACCAACACCAACAACCGCTCCTGCTATTAAAAAACTCATATCTTATTTATTTTTGTTAATGTAATCTTCATATTCCTTTATATCTTTAGCTACAATCTCTTTTTCTAACCACTCTATATTTTGTGAGTTTGTAGGGTTTTTGTGTATGTTTACAAATATACTTTCTTCATTTGCATATATAACTCTTTTAGTTCCTGGTGTCGCTACAACATAACACGGCGCTATATAATCCTCTGTAGTTTCTTCTGTTGCAACAGAAATATGTCCGGTTAATAAAAACCAAACATGTAAATGTTTATGTATTGCTCCAACAACGATAGTTCCTTTATCCATACTCATCTGTCTAACATATATGCCATCAGCAAAAGTATGCTTCAAAGGAAACAGTTTTGAGTCTTGATGTGTTACAATGTCTACCCCATTAGCTTCACGTATCAACATCGATTGAAAATCTAAGATTTTCTTTCTTGTAGATAACTTAATATCTTTATTCATATTTAATTTAATTATAGTTAAATAATCACACTTTTTTTGCGTTATTTACTACTTTCAAATATATCAGCCCCTATAGAAAATAACTCAGAGTAGTCCGTGCTATCATTTTTAAACTTAACCTCAGCGTAGTAACCAAGCGCACTACTTAAGTTTGCTTTATTATCTTTGCTAAATAATATATAAGCACCATTAGGCACAGAAACTAAACTAGTACCAACGGTAACAACAAGACCAGATATAGCAGTTACAACACCTATTTCTATAATGCTAGATGAGTTAATAGAAAAACCACCCGAAGTTCCAATTGGTGCATAGTAAGCTGTGTCACCTATTTGAAGTGATACGTTTAACGGTTGAGAAAATGTTAATACTGATGGCATATTATGATACTGTTATAAAGTTAGGTACTAATGTTAAATTTGTGTTTATTACTCCTGAAGTAGTAAACGTTATTGTCCCTGTGACGTATATTTGTTTGTTAAAAACGGTAGACACCACTTTGCTACCACTGTTTCCTGTTACAGTCTCTGTTCCTATAGCTTCAGCTTTTAACCGTACTGAAACATTCCAACCATTATTAAGGGTTAATTCAGTTCCAGCTGGAATATCATTAAGTATAGTTGTGCTTAAAGTTAAATTCTTATAAGCAGAAACTCCTTCAACAGCAGCAATACTATTAATCTTAGTACCAGGTTTAAAAGTTCCGCCTAAATAAAACTTAGTGCCAGCACTAAAATTAGCTAAGAAAGCTTTGCTAAACTGTATATGACCACTAGGACTGTTGGTTGCTGCTATAAGAGTTCCTTCTGGTAAAATATTAGAGGTAACACTTTCTCCAACAGTAGCTTTAGCTCTATCTGCAGTAGCAAAAGAACAGTGGTTATCATTTTTATCTCCAGCGCTACTTGAACTAATAACATCTGTAGTTACACTTTCTTGTAGTATGTAGTTGTGATTTTGAATAACTTCATTGCTAGGTAGATCAGCAACTTCAGATGGTACAACTCTTAAAATATTTGCACCAGCACTTGCTGCGGCTTGTATTGTTATAGTTTTTGTACCACCAGTAATATCAGTACCTATAGGTTGTCTATTGACAGCAATAGTTTTATTTGAATCAGCAGTGTATACGGCATTTATTCTTACGGTACTAATCTTACCTTCACCGCCTAAATCGTTTTTATTAGAAGTAACACCGTTAACAAGTGTTGGAACTCTTGTTGTATCTGTTTTAGCACCTATGTTGATATTACTTGTTGTAGAACCTTTTTGAAAGAAACTACCAGCTGTAGATAAAGAAGAAGGAATTTCCGCGCTTAAAGCTAAATGTACTAAGCCACTCCCGCCAGAAGTTACAGTAAAGTAATATTGATAATTATGAGCTGAGTTTGCTGTGTGAGCTGGTAAAACTACATTTTGTGCAATTCTACTACCTACTGCCGTAACAACATTTGCGTAGGGAGTAGATGATCCCCAAGTGTCGTTTGAAGTATTATAGTATTTATTAAGAGTAGCATCTTTAATAAACAAGTTACATTGACCGCCAGTACCATCAGTGTTAGCAATAATTATTTGCGAGTTTTGACTTAAAGGACTAGAATATGATACATTTTGGTTCATTATTCTTGGTGCCGGATTAACTACAGGCAAAGGTTGCGCGTTATAATATTCATTAAAACAAAGCGGGTAGCTACGCATTATAGTAAAAGGATATGAAGGATCTGGATCTGGATCCATAGTTGCACCGTTGTTTGAGTTTATTTCTCCATTTATTGGTGGAGTATAAAATATATCAACTTCACATTCTTTTATTAAGTTAGGGTGACTAGGCCAGTAAGTGTTAGTATAAACAGCGGTGAAATGAGCAGTGTAAGGATCTCCTGCGTGAAAATCAAATTTTAATTTACCACCGTTACCATCGGAATTTGCTACTAGGTAAAATTGAGGATTACCACCTCCTATTGCTCCCAGACCTGATGCTGCCCAACCTACCCACTTGTAAGTAAATACTTTTGTTGTAGCATATTGAGGAACAACTCCCGCAAACTCATTAGTAAGTTGATAAGGATGTCCTACTGGATCCCAACCGTGCATAGCTGGTATTACGTAACCACTAGGGTGATTATTAAAACCGCTCGCAAGAACTGATGCACTTGTACTAGAAATATTATCCCAAAGAAAACCATCCACATACTGTCCGCCATTTCCAGTACCCGGACCGTATTGAGGAACACCACCAATACGACCTATTTGACCAACAGAGCCAGGATTTGCTGGGCCTTTGTTAACTCTAAATTGTAAATTTCTAGAATCTTGACCACCACCATGTGTATTAGCACTTGGTCCATCAATATCAAAATGAATAGTTTTGTCAGCTGCAGGCATTGTAAACGTGTCATGAAACATTGCAAACCTAATTGTATTGTTTGGTGTGTGTGGTTCGTCTAAATTTTCAAAAGTAACATAATGAACTTCTGTGTCAGCATTCCAACTTCCATCATCTAACCATTTGTAAATAGGTTCTCCTGCAGAGTTGTTTCCAATAATGCTCATCGTACCACCAGGAACACTAAAGTCTTTAGCATCTAAATTTAAACCACTATAAACAAAAACTCCACTTCCATTGTCTTTTAAGTTATCTATTATACCGGTACAAATAGCATCTAATTCAGTAAAACCAAGTGGGTGTAAAAAAAACCCGTTTAAACGTTGGTTTGTAGCAGGATCAATTGACTCTCCGCTGTATCTAAAAATTTGAAACGTGTTGTTGTTTGAATTGCTTATTCCAGCTTTGTAATCTGTAAACACTGAGTTGGGATGTATTCTCCATAAAGTACTATCTGCTGTTGTGTCCCAGTTTGTTCCAGATGCTGAAGCTGAGTGAGGTTTAACTTTTACTTCATGTAAAGTTTTAATATTCGTGTTATTTGTGTTTGCATTTCCTAAACCTTGAACAGAAAACTCTCTTTCATCTAAGTTATCTAGAGTTGTTGTAACACCTTTTATAGTGCTAAACCATTTGCCTTCTTTATTTTTAAACTCTAAGTTTCCAACTTCTTGCAGGTCAGTTGTTAAATAATCAACATACCAACCAGTTTTAGTATTTAGATTAACATATTGACCATCACTAGAACTACCATCACTTTCAGTGGCAACACCTTGTGTGATTCTAGACTGAGTACCTTCGTAATTTAATGTACCAAAGCTTTTAACAGAACCAGGTTGGTCGTTAAGAAATAATGTTACATCAGAGTAGTATTGAGCTCCATAAAAATAATTAGCATTAACAGTGTTACCACTAGTATCTTCTTCTACATGGTGTTGATACATTGTACCTTTGTTCCAAGTAAAGTATTCGTTGTTTAAAGTGTTACCTTGTTCTGGCGCAAAAGATTTGAAAGATGTCCAGCCTTGAACTTTTTCGCTCCAAGATATTGTTTTTTTACTTTCTGTAAAGTTATTTGGATATGGTGTTAATCTACCTTTACTATTGCTAGTGTTTTCTTTTACACTATAACCAATACATACGTTATACTCGTCTTTTTTCTCGTCCCAAGAACCTATTATCTCTAGTAAACCAAAACCTGAAAAAGCATCATTAAAATAATCTTTCATACCTACATCTGATATAGGTGTTATAGTAGTACCTCCAGACAATTTCAGTACTTGACCTCTGTAAGCATCACACCAAAATATAGACATAGGTGTTACAGCTAAAGCTTCTGGGTTGCCAGACATACCATAGTCTCCTTGTATTGGAGTAGCTTGACCTATAACATTGTTTGTCGATGTTACATTAGTATTTCCATCCGCGTTAAATAAAGCATCTTTATTAGTCAACATGTTAAGAACTTTGTCCTCACAAAACGCTAAAGTGTTTGTTTCTCTTGCAACCAGTTTGTTTATAGGACCGTAAGTAGGACTTAAGTCTTTAGTTATAGGTTCTGCTTGTATAAATTGGTTTAAATTATTAACACCAGAAGTTGAGTTAAAAATACCAGACCATATCAAACCACTAGATCTTCTTTCTTCTTCGTAAGGTGTTGCTAGTGTTGTAGAAGCTTTGACCCCATTGTCAAGTTGTGGAGCGTTGAAATCGTCTCTAACTCTATCTGACTCAACTCCATTTCCAAAAGCCCAACAATTAAACCAACCTAAACCATAAGGACTTTTAATAGGTCTTCTACCATCTTGTATTATATTAGTAACTTGATTTATTGAATCTTCGCCAGTTGTTATTTGTATTTTAGTTTGACCGGCTGCAGCTCCACCATTTTTGTTAACATAAGCAAAGAAAGTAGCTTTGTCGTATCTTTTAAATCTTAAAAACGTGTCGTGAGGAATTCCATTACTGTAAGTATTAGTAATATTAGGACTTGAGTTGGCGGTATAACTAGCAGAGTTGTATATATGCTCAACATCTATCTCTGATAAATATGGTTTTCCTGGCACAGCGTTTACATCTACAACTTTGTATTCATCATAATTAGGACCCGTAATTGGAAATCTAAACGTTGCACCTAAAGAAATTAATAATTCATTTTGTTTGTGATCTGGATTAACAGGTATTTTAGCGCTAGCTTCGTAATATATATCTAAATCAGCATCTTCTTTAGGTTCTGTTTCCCATATAGCAGGATTTAAGCTGCTATACTTTTGGTCTGATCCACCAGATGAAGATACTGTTGGTTCTAAAAACTCTATAGTAACAAAATGCTTTGAACTCTCAGATGTCGGTTGTCCTGCAAGTATAATATTATTTGAAGAATTAGTGTATAAATTACTTGCCCAAGCACTGAAGTAGTTTGGTGAAATATTCATTTGATCACCATAACTAGTGTTAGGCGTCATAGATGTAGGGTATTCAATACCAGCAACAAGTTGATTAGAATCATCTAATATAGCACCAGTGTTACTAGTGAAAGGGTACCAGTTATGATAATGACCAACAGGGTATGTAGTTCCATTAACAGTTCCACCAATAACAGCTTGATCATATCTATCACCATCTACAAGAGCTACTAACTCTCCAGTTATAGGATCTTTTGTTGACATCGGCGCCATAGTGCTACTATCAAATATGTGGTTTGGTCCACTACCCATCATTTTGTCTAACTTTAATCTAAGACTAGCTCTTAGATTGTGTGTATCACGACTACCTCCGTCATGGTTCCACATATAATCACTTGCACTACCAATTAGTGGAGCGGTTGAGTTGTCTTGAAAAATCCAAGCACTATTACCATCATCTCTATAGCTTACATAGTCTCCTGGAGATGTTGTACCACCTCCTACTAACCCGGCATTTTCCCCTGAGTTGTGTGAAAGCCCTAGCCTACCTTTAGATCCTAGAACTTTATAAACAACTTGAGCAGGATCTTGTTTAAATCTAAAAAGAGTATCTGCTACTTTCAACCTGTCATAGGGTGTTGTAAACATTGTTTGTCCAAAAAGATAAGCTTCATTGTCAAAACAACAGTAACTTATATCTAAGTAGCCATGACCACTAGACTGACCTTCACCTGTAAGTGTGTTTTGTTTATAGTTATATGCACCTCCTCTATTTATGTTGTGAGTATTAAACGCCGAACCAGTTTGGTACGTGTCCATGTCATCTATTACCCATCTGTTTATTTCGTCAGCATAACCACCAAGGTTTTCGTGATCTTGATTAAAATCCGTCCACCAAGGTTCATCTTTTCCAGTTTGACCATTAAGATAACCTATTTGCATTGTGTCAACAACAGTGTAGTCGTAAACATCTTCAAAATTAGATAATAATTGTTTTTCTAAAGCTATATCTTTTAATATTTTAACAAAAAACCTTCCGTCAAACTCTGGTTTGTCAATATAAATATTTTGAAATATTTCTAATTTTAATTGAGTTTGTGCGTTTAAACCAGCAAGAGCATTAACCTCAGAACCAAAACTATTTTCAATAACAAGTTTAACTTCACCACTAGTTCCCGTGCCCTCAATTTGAACTGACGTAACATCGTAAACATCAGATGTTATAACATCATTACCAACAATACCTGCAACTCTTAACTGTAGCTCGGTCAACGCAGGTGGTCCAACAATAGCTCCAAAGATAGCATTAAACTGATCATAAGCAACCCTTATAAAATTTCTTCCAGCTTCTGGCAAACCATTAACGTTGTATTCAATAGTTTCAAAACCAAAGCTTCTTCTTTTCTTTTTAATAAACAAAGGTGCATCGTTTGAAATAGCAATAACTTTATACCTAGATTTGTCTACTACAGCTGTAGCGTTATCATGCTGTTTTTTAAGATATAAATATGTGTCTTCTTGAACTTTGTTTCTTTCAGCTGATGGAAAAGAAAGCCAAACATTACCATCTTCAGCATCGTAAAAACGATCCATAGCTAAATTGTAATATTCGTTAGAAGTTTCTTTAACATAGTAACTAGCATATTCAACCCAGTTTGGTATTACTGTATCTTCTAATATTTTTGCTTGTAACTGGTTGGCAAATATACAATGTTTCTTAGGTATTGTTACAGAGCCACCTTGCTTAGGAACCATTACAGGAGTTTCTCTACCATACTCATCTGACCACACAACACCGACTTGATATGTTCTTAAACTTTTTACTGATAAGTTTGGTTCTTCATAATCTGTAAGCTTTGCATCTGGTACTATAGGTTTTTGTCTAGAAGTAACTTGTAATTTTAAAGTCTCATCTATAGTGTAGTTTTGTAAATAGTTACCATATATTAATCTGTTGCTAGATATTTCTTGAGCTTTTGCAGATCTAGGAACGTTATCCCAAGGTCTTAGTAATTGATTTGAAGGAACTATAGCGTGTATCATTTCTGATGTTATTTCAAAAGTTCCTCTATCTTTATAGTTTGCTTTATAATCTGACCATGTTGGAGAGCCATGTTTTGGTTTTACTGTTTTTACAGTGTATACTTCTGCTTTACCAGCTTCTTTGTACAAAAGATCTATCTCAACAACATCTTCTGGAAAAGCTGCAAACTCTGGAAAATAATTTTTTAATTTTAAATATCTTAATCTATTTGTCATACCTAGATTAAAACCTTTTTTAGGCATATAATCAAAATCACCAGGTATAAAAGCTACACAAGACCAAGGCGCAAATGTAGAGTACTCACCATCTTGGTATCTCCATCTGTAAGAAAATCTAGGAAATTTGTATTCAAATAAAGGTTTTTCAAGCTCAACTCTAGCTAACCAGTTTTCTGGTGAACTACCAGCGTCTGGGCTAACGCTATTTATTACTACATTAAAAGGACCAACAGATAGCGTGTTTGGTGGAGTTGCATTGTTAGGTAGTGGATCTAGAACTTGAACTGAAACAAAAGCTTTGTCTGTTGGAAACTCTGATGGACTTAAATTGCTATCTGCTTGAATTAACAATACAGTATCACCAACTCTTAAATCTATAACCGTTCCAAAAGTTAAGGTCATTAGCGTTCCAACATCAAAAGCACCATCAATATCACCAAAAGCAGTTAGGTTTGTTGTTGCAAATATTGGATTAACCTCCTCATCATCGTTTATTCTGTCTGGTGCTTGAGAAAACATACATAATTCTAAAGGTTTATTAGGTCCTTTTTTTATAACTGTTTGATGATCTAGTCTAGCATTTATCGGTAAAGATCCAACTCTATTAGTACAAACTTCAAGAGCTGATGTTAATTCACCTCTTCTTTTACAAAGCCTTGTGTGGAAGTTACTATTATTTTGACCTATAAATGTATATTTGTTTAATAAACCTCCACTTAAGTTTTGAGCAGTTGTTTGTAACAAGTTCCAATTAGCTAAAGGTCCAGTACCACCAGTACCAGCTTCGCTTCTTTCAATGTGAATTTTTCTAGGTTCAGAAAAACCATCAGTCCAAAATAACATTCCTTCTAAGTGGTTTATATTATGTACTTTTATGTGGTGTTGAAACTGTAAAACTCTATCGCTTTTAAATCTAACTATATCTCCAGATGTTGCTTTGAAAGTTGTTGGACCGCTGTAATATATTCTCCAGACATTACTACCTTGAGAAACTACATCAGTAACAGCCGCATTGTTACTTTCAAACACTGATGCTATAGTAGAACTACCTGGATCGTTTAAATCACCTGTTAATAACATGCCAACTCTTATACCATTAGTCCACAAGTTACTGCCAGTATTTATATCTAAATATTGATTACCACCAGTGTTGTTAGCTGAAACAGTTGCTTTAGCACTAAAAATGTCAACAAAAATAAACTCAGAAGTTTTAAGTATAGTATTATATCTTACTATAAAATCTTTTTGAATGTCTGGAATAGAACCACCTCCACCACCTCTTGATATAAAATAGTATATATTATTTTCTTCACCAACAGTTACACTACCCACGCATTTAGAATGTGCAGATAATATATCTTCATTACTAACCACCGCGTTACCAAGTAAGGTCTGAAGTGATCCTAGGTTTGATCCGTCAGAACTAGCTATCTGAACATTTAAAGCATCTCGATATTGACCAGAAGGTAAAACCCTCTCGTCCATATCTTTGTTCATCTTTGCACTATTAAAATTTCTTTTTAATTCAGCCATGTTTTATTTTAATGTTTAATCCATTTAGACTTACCTCTTAGCACTTGAGTAATCTCTTCTAGTTTTATATTTGATAATCTTATTTTTGCTTTTCTAGTTTCAGCAAATTTTTCTTTTTTAAGAATTTGTAACATATTATAGTCTGCATTTTTTCTACCTTGCATGCAACCATATAACACATGTTTTATACAAGCTTCTTCTGCAAATTTGTGTACTATAAAGTCATCTTGTACGTTTGGTGTATCTTCAAAATTTCCTGTGTGAGACTGTAAATTTCCAACTCCATCGCTTATATACTTTAAGGTCACAGTTTTTCCAACTAAATTACCACTAAAATGTATTCTTCCTCTTGAATAATCAATATAAAAACTTCCGTTTATATTCATGTGCTCTGGTGAACCACCAAATTTTTTACCTACAACGTCGTCATAAATATCAGTATCATCATGTCTTGAGTTCCCTTGGTTTATGTTTTGACTAGAAGTAGTTTTGTAAGCTTGCCAAGTATCTGAATCAGCCGCTAACAAAGTATCATTAGGCGCATTACTGTCGAAAGTAAGTAGGTGATTACCGTCTTGTAGGTATGAGTCTGGATTACTAGTTATTCTTGTAGGTAGTATAGTGTGTTCAATACCGTTATCATCTTTCCAAACAAGCTTTGTATAGCCTACAAAATCATGTGGCAAAGCCATTACTAGTGATGGTGGTATTTCTATTTCCATATCTCTAGTTGATCTAAATGTATCAAAGCTTAATTCTTGCACTGCTCTATGTGTGTGGTATGTAACATCTGAAACTCTAGTTCCTTCTAGCATTTTATCTAACTGGCAGTATGTAGCTACAATATCATTTATCAAATCACTAACCTTAATAAATTGATAACTACCCTGAACACCATCACCTGTTAATTGTGTGCCGTCAGTACCTTCGTAGTATTGAGTGTGTGTTAGTGTTATTAAGTTGTTTGGCATGTTTTATTATTTTGTTTGTGCGTCGTTTTGTTGTTCTTCTCCACCAGCAATTGTTACTAAGCCTGGTTTGTTAATTGTTATACCAGCTAATTCTAATATTTTTATAACTAAGTTTGTTTCTTCTGATCTATGCATGTTAAAGTCTACAGCCGTTGTACTATTGTATAAAGCTTTTTCATTAACAACTACATATCCCCAATTTACTTCTCTTGGAACCTCAGCTATAACTTCTATTTTTAATTGACTTGCAGCAGTAACTGGGCTTATACTGTTTTCTTTGTATAATGTAAAACTACCATCAAGATTTTCTGTGTAATAAAAATCAGGTACATCAGCAATATGCCACCTGCTATTATTTCTAGCCGCATACATATCAACTATAGTATTGATGTCTGTTTGTTCAATAAGTTTTATTGGGATTGACGATCCATCAGTACCAGAATAGTACAATCGTCCAGTTCTATAAATTGTAGAACTTAATGCTGGCAAACTATAAGACTTGTTTGCAGCTGAAAATGGTAAAGCAACATCAGTACCTTTGTATATAGATAGTTTTTCTCTAAGTATATTTACGGTATCTCCAAAGTCAGGAGCTAATTCAGAATTGCTTCCGGGTTGTTGCCCAGCTTCTTCTCTTCTAGTTAATGCTGTTTTTGCTGCTAAGTCATAAAAGTATTGCTCAAATATATCTAATTGAGCTTGGTTAGCGTGCAAGTTAAATTCTTGTGGCGTAATATAGCCTCTTTGTTCTTTATTAGCCAAAGCTAAAACTCTTTGATAAACCGTATCTATGCTTATGGTTGTTTGACCAGCTACTATTATTGCCATATATATTTTTAATTTTGTAGTTTGCAATCGCCCCGAAGAGCGACTGCTCCTACAAGGTTTTTACTTTAATTGTTTTTCAATTGATTGTAAAACTGCCATACCTTCGTCAGTTTTAAACCAAGCAGCTAAAGCTGAATACGGGTGCTCGTTATAAGGAACGTTCATTAGTTTTCTTTTTGTTGAAGCCCAAGTAAATGTTCTTTGGTCATCAGATAAATTTATAACGTTTCTTTCTACGGCTTTTATACCAATATTTCTAAGGTGAATATTCTCATCCGCACATAACTCTAAGAATAAAACAGGTCGTTCTTTAGCTAATACAAGTACATCTCGTTTAAGCTCTTTAGAAGTCATCTTAGCTACGCTAGATCCAATCTCTACTCTCATTATTGCTTCAACCATGTCAATGTCTAATTGTCTAGCAGCTACCATTGCATCGACCTCTAGATTTAAAGTTTCTAATTGTGTATTTGCTTTTTGAACAGGTTGAACTTCGTACCATTTTTTACCAGCCGATGGGTGATAAATAGATAAAAACTTTTGTAAGTTTACTTTTTCTTTTGGTACATACATAACTCCTTCTCTAAAAACTATTCTACCAGGTCTAACTTGCCCTTTAAATTCTTCAACAAAAGGTGTTCTTTGATTTTCAGTATACTGAATTTCTCTTTCATAACCTTTCTCTTCGTCGTAATAATAAAGCTCTTTTGTTCTCATTGAATATGATAACGGAGTTTTACCATCAGCTAATACGTAGCGCCTGTTTTTTATTTCCCAACCATCACTAGTTGTTTTATTGGTTGGTTCTTTTCTTTTTGGTTGTTTTACAACCGGTGGTGCTTCCATTACTGGAGTTTCTACCACGTGTTTTTCTACATGCTCATCGCCAGGATCTCCTGCGTAAGCTTTTTTTGCTTTTGCCATAATATAATATAATATAAGTTAATAAAAAAAATAAAAGGACCGAGGCCGAAGCCCCGGTTCTTTTAAAAAGTGTTGCTTATCCTTTTAGTAATACAAAGTTATTAGCTCCTTGTACAACTAAACATCTTTCAGATAAGAAATGCATCTCCATAGCATCTAAATCAGAAGTAGTAGCACCAACTGAACCAGTAGTCCAAGTTTTGTACTTTCTGCTTTCCATATTAGATTGTCTATATCTTACATGTAAGAAAGGTCTCTTTAGATTTCTTCCTAATGATTGGTCATATACAGAAGATACACCTGCAGGTATCATAACACCATGAATGGCATTAGCTGAATCTGTAGTGTTAATTAATCCTCTTGTAGACTTGTCATTTAGATATTTGAAATCAGACTTGTAGAAATCGTAAGATCCACGTCTGAAACCAGAGAAACCTAAGTTTAATGCCATATCTTCTTCGTTGTTAAATACACCAAAAGAAGTACCACCTTGAGCACCATCAGAAATACCAGCTAGCATATCATCTAAAGATAAAGAAGTTTTTCTATCTAAGAATAACATGTTTTCTTCAATTGCACCATTAGCATCAAGCTCATCGATAATATCGTCAAACTCAGTTAATGCAGCAGAAGGAGAAGCTCCATCTAATGCGTTAGATATATTACCTCTAGTTTCTAGCGCTTGCCATAAACCTTCAGTACCGTTGATTTGACCAGCAGCACCAGTAATTGTAGATACAGTAGCAGTTAAAGTAGTAGCTTTTACTGACTCACATAATGCCATTTCTAAGTAATCGTTGAAACGAGCTTTAGTATCACCAGAAGCTTTTAAGTACCATAAGTAACCGTTTTGTCCTTCTTCACCAGAAACTTCAACCCAACCAATTTGAGAAGCGTCAGATCCAGAGATCTCATACTTGTCTTTTAGTATAATTGGCTTGTTAGTTCTAGATTTGAATTGTGGTTTGTTAGCACCTGCTCTTCCAATAGCACCTTTAACGTATTCCGAACCGTAAACTAATACAGATAAGTTACCAGTTAAACCAGCATTACCTGAAGCATTACCATCGTATCTTTCACAGTCAATAGTTGTTGTACTTGGTAAATCATTTACAAATACTCTAATAGTAGTATCATTATCAGATACTAATAACATATCACCTTCACGAATACCGTGATCAGCACCAGAAGTACCTACAAGGTTACCATCAACATCAGTAGCACTACCCATAGCCAATCTTAAAGCACCACCTGAGTTACTTCCTGTTACTAATTTGTAAGATAAATGTAATCTACCTTGCTCAGACCAAATAACTTGATCAGCAGTCATAGACTCTTCAGCTCCTACTTGTGAAAGAAATCCTGAGATAGTTCTGTTTCCAAAAACCTCAGCTTCTTTTTCCATAAGATCTGGTAAATATTGTTGCGCCCAGTTTGCACTGTTCGAACCAGCGTTTGCGAAATCAATGTACGCGCTCGCTAGTGTTTGTTTCATCGGTGCTGGAGTATATCCAGCAGCCGCTACACCTGTTACAGCCATAATTTTAAATGTTTAAATTAATATTTAGTTATCGTTTTTTTATTCTTAGCTTCATATCACTTGATCCTTCACCTAAAACTTTAAACTTAATACCTCCTTCACCTTCATAAACTTTATGAGACTCTCTCGATGTGTTAATGTTCTTGGACTCAGCGACAGTTTGCTTCACAGCGTCTGTTCGCCCTTGTTCATAGAAATGTTTAGCTATTGCGTCAGGGTTCATAGCGGTAAATAGACCCTTGTGGTAACCAGCAGCATCGTCCATAACTGAATCTTCGTTTAGGAACTTCCCAACAAAATTGTTAATATCGACCTGTTTGTTTTTTAAAGAATCTACATCAGAAACGTTATACTTAATCGTTTTGTCACCTACATTAAAATCAAACCCATCAAAGTTTTCAAAAACTTGATTTGTTTTATTTAAAAAGGCTTGTTGTTGATCTTGTACAACTTTTTCATTTTGCTTTTCTTCCTGACTATATCTATTAAAGAATTCAATTGCTTTTTGCTGCTCATCACTAAGCTTGCTTCCAGCTTTGACATCTTCATAGTATTTAGACTTTTGCCCGTCTAGATAGGACTTAGCCTCAGCAACTTGCTCTTTTAAGGCTAACTTTTTTCTTTTTATATCTATCTCATCTGCAGCTTCTTCGTCATACGAAAATCTATCTTCTAACATAAAGTTAATTTCTTCTGCATTAAGATGAGGTTTTGTCTTTTTGTAATAATCACTTAGTATTTCTGAATCGTCCATTTCTTCAACGTTAGTGTTCAGCTTTACGTAATCATTAATATCTCCACCGGTTTCGTTCATAAACTCTACTAGCTTTTCAACACCTTCTGGAACATCTATGTATTCATCTTCTTGTGTTTCTGCTTCCGGTTGTATTTTTTCTTGTTCTTCTGGGGCATTGGCATCTTCATCGACTCCAACCACTCCCTCGTTGTCAGTGTTATCTTCTGCAACTTCTGTTGTTTCTGTGGTTTCATTTGTTTCTGGTGTTATTTCTTCTGTTGGTATTTTTGTTAAATCTATTTTGTAATCACCATCTTCGTTTATAGATACTGGTGAATCTTCTTGTTTTTCTTCAACCTGAGGTTCTGTAGTTTGCTCTACAGTTTCTTGTGTAACCTCTTCGGTCACTTCTTTGTTTTCATCCATGATATAATAATATTAAATAATTAGTTAAAAATTGCCTAAGCCAGAAACTCCCATACCAGTGTTTAATGTATCATTACCCGCTGACTCAAAGTTTTTAGGTGTAGATTCATTTTTCTTTTGATCCACTAGTTGGCTTTGCTGACTTGCTTGTATCTTTGTTCTTTCGTCTTTACGATCATCTTTTTGAGTTTCTTTTGCAGACGAAGCTTGGTTGTCCATGTTTCTAAGCTTCATATTTATTTCAAACTCTTTGTCCATTAGTTTCATTTTCATTTCAGCTTCTTGCTTCATGTATTCAACTTTTAATGTACTTCTTTTTTCTTCAAGCTGCATGTCCATTTGAGCTTTTTGTTCATTTTTTTGCATTTCAGCTTGAGCTGTTGCTTGTGCCGCTTGCTGTTGAGACTCTCCTTGCGCTTTTATATTTTGTTGTTGCATGGCTTGATCTCGCTCAAGTTTCTTTTTCTTTTTGTACTTTAACAATTGGTTAGCCATTTTTAAATTTCTAACACTTCTAATGTCTATAGCATCATCAACATCTAATGCTCCTTTTTGTATAGCCATTTGAATATTGTTTTCTAGTATTTGTTTTTCTTCTTCATCAGGCATAAGCTCGATAAATATACCAAAATCATACAAATGTAACTCTTTCATTTCTTCTAAAGTTGCTACGTTGTGAGCACCTATAGCTTGTATGAAAGCATTTTTTGTTGGTGAATATTCTATAATATCAGATATTCTTAATGATAATTGCTCTGAGGTTTCTACTGTTAAAAACAATGAAGCATCTAATATATGTCTTGTTGCTACGTTAGAATTTGCAGCCGCCAACTTTTGTATACCAACTAATGATCTAGAGTCTGGTGTTGAAGCATCTCTAGCTTCGTTTAAACCAGTTACATCTCTAATCATCTGCAGATAGTAGTTATAGTTACCTATAAGTGCTTGTAATTTATTACCTGCACCAGCTCCATTTGAAATTTCTTGTATAGGTATTTTTCCTGGGTTTTGATCACCATCACCGGTGAACGATCTACCAACAACAGAACCAGTTTGAAAAAACATGTTTAACGCTTCTTGAGCATTGTAATTTGTTCCATTTCCTAAATCAACCTCAGCTAAACCGTCTATGTCTAAGTAAACACCATCAGGAACCATTCTAGACAGTACCTGTTGTATTTTTAAGTGAGTAAGCTGTATCATATCAGCAAAGCTAGTAATTCTGCTTACAAGTGATTCTATTTTACCATTATACATTTTAGGTGCAACTATAGAGTAATTCATTTTAACTTTGTTAAAATCACTCTTAGTTCTCATCATGTTGTCAGCTTTTTCCCATTTCAATAGCTTATCGGTACCTACTATTTTAACACCTTCAAATAAGCACTCAACAGTTCTTTGAACTTTTGAATAATCTTCAACACCTTCAGGAGGATTAAAACTATCATCTCTTGATATAGCTTTTTCAGCACCAGACCCTAAAGTTTTAATCTTGTAGGTGTCATTCATGTACGTCTTATAGTTAAAGTATAATAGAGATATTTTATTTTTATCTTGACTACCTTGTGATCTATACTTACTTGAGTTACTTGGGTTGTATAGTTTATGTATATCTTCTAAATCAAATTCTGTTAATTTTGGAAACTCTTTAGCTAATTCATTTATAGGTATTTCTTTAACCTCACCTACATAGTATATGTCTTCAAAATAAGGTGAATCAGTATATGAATAAATTAAGTTCGCTGGATCTACATACTCTACTTTAGCTCCTTCAGACCAGTTAAAACTAGTTTTAGTTACAGCCATACCTAAAACAGTTAAATCTTCTAAACATCTTCTTCTTATTAAATCGTATTTACTACCATCTAACAAAGTATTTATAGCTTCTTCGTTTGCAACTTCAACAGCTTGCTTATAATTTAATTGCATGTGTAATTCTAACTCAGCTTTTGTATCAGGTAGCTCAGAAGGATCGTTTTCATACATATCTATATTCAGCTGTTGTTTAGCAGCATTGTTAAACTCTTTTGTTTCCATGTCAGCTATCATGCTGTTCATGTATTCAGTTCTTTTACTAACACCATACTGATCTTGTGAATATGATTTTATATCATATCCTCTTCCAGCCATACCATTAACAACTATGTCTACAAACTTAGGTATAATTGGCACTGGTGTCCAGTCTAAATTAAGATAAGACAAATCACCGTTAATAGACAATTCATCTTTATATTTTTGTATTGATTGCTCTCCTCTAGCGTATAACCTAAGGTTATGAAACTTTCTGTTTGTATGTGAATATCTATGAGAGCCAGCATCATCAAACCATTCTGATTCAATTGCCTTACCAACTTCTAGACCATACTCGCTAGTAATCTTTTCGAGATCACTAACAACTTGAGAAGGAAAATTTTTATGTACAGACTGTGCCATATTATCGTTTAATTATTTTAGAATGTCCTGCTTTATTATTGTATCTTGATATATTTATGTTGATTGGTTGTTTGAACTGCTTTGGGTTTGGTTTATATAAGTTTCTATTACAAGCCATTATTGCTAATCCTGAGCTTATTGTAGCGTCATACTTTGTTCTTTTGTTTATATCAAACTTTGACCAATCATTTAAAGTTCTATTAAAATACATACTTCCGTATTTATCATCTCCAACGTTACCAACATATTGCTGTATATACATTTCTATAGCTGCAGCATGTGCTTGTTTTATATCTTCACTTGTATTAGGTATTCCACCTATTTCTTTTTCAGTTACAGATAACTTATTCCATAGTTTGTCTGGCCTGTTCATACTGTAACCTCTATAACCTCTACGTCTTAAGTAGTATAGTAATCTAGGTTTGTTGTTTTCAGCGAGCATTGGCATACCATAAAAAACTAAAGCACATAGTATATCTTCAAAAAACATTTCTGCAGTTTGCGGTCTTGCTACATATTCTAAAAAAAATTGACTTGGAGGTGCATCTTCCATTGAAAACTTTGTCAATCCATGTAACGCTCCTTTAGATCCTTTACCATCAACAGTACCACTAATATCGTAACTGTCACAGCCAAACGCACCGATGTGATCATTTCCTGGGTATCGTATTCCATTTTTTACAACTATATTGTTTTGTAAGTGAGTAGGTGGGATCCAACTAACTTTAAACCTACCTTTTGGGTCTGGGTAAAACATTACTTGAGTATCTTTAACACCGTTTACCCATTGAAAACTACCAGTTGACAAACCTAAAGTTCTACCTAGTTCTTCGTTATAATCTATCTGCTCGTATAGCTTAGTTAAGTTAAATATACTATTACTTGCCTCATCTCTAAACGCATGCTCAGTAGTTCGAGGAAATTGTCTGTAAAACTCGTTTAATGCGTCTTGATCGTTTTTTAAACCGTCAGCTTCATTTTGCCAGTTTTCTACAACACCTATATCTATTAACTCTCCGTGTGGGTCGAAGACATCATGATCTGGATTATCGAAGACTGGACTTCCGTGTTCATCAATAAATCCTTCGTAGTTCCACTCCATTGGGATAAAAAGAGAATATAAACCAGACG